CGGTTAAATCTTCAGTACTAGTTTTTCCACCAGCATATCTTACGCTAGTTCCTTTTGATAGTTCATCAGCCATAATAGAATTAACTGTTAAACCAGCTTGTTCTCCTAAAAGTTGAGCATTTTCAGTCAAAACAGGATCTTTAGATTGTGTATTATACACATCACTAGTAACAATATAATCACCATATTGTTGTAATTTTGCGGTAATTGCAATAATTTCAGTCTTTGATCCATTTGGTGTAATTCCTTCTGAAAGAGGTGTTTTTGCTGGAGTTAATGATTTAAATTTTCTCCATTCAATTGAAGTTCCCTTTCCTTTTGGAATTTTTTTCTTTTTAGCATCGGCATAAAAAGATAATTTAGGTAAAAATCTTTTAAGTAATGCTGTGTTATAAAATGTTTGATCTTCAACAGTGCATTCATTTAATAAATTAATTTCTTGTTTCATACTTTAATTTCCTTCTTTCTTTTTTAATCACCATCAATTACTCTTTTAGCAACTCTTTCAAATTCTTCATCTGACATTTTCGAATAATCAACAGTTGCATTTGTCTCACTATTTAATGATCCTGGAGTTGCCTGACTGTTAGCAATGGTTTTCTTTGCAACATCAATAGCTTTATTTCTAAAACTATTTTCCATTTTATGATAGTTCTCATATAAAGTTATTAATGGTTTTCTTTTTCCTTCAATGTAATCTTTGAATGTCTCATTTTCTAATAATTCAGTAAGATTTACATCAGGATATTTTTCAGTAAATTCTGCAATATCATTTTCAGCTTCTTTTTGCAATTTTTCCTGTTCTTCACGTATTTTTGATTCTTCTCGTTGTTTATCTGCTACATAGCTAGCATAATCAGTAACAGGATCTTTACCTTGTTTTTCAAGAGCATACATATTTTCATATACTTGAATATCGGTTTCATCCTTTATAACCGTTTGTGTGTAAGGATTAATTTTCCCAATAAAAGATTCTAATCGACCCTTTTGATATGCCTCTTTTACTTTTAATTCCATTTCTGTTTCTGCTTTTCTTCTAGCTTGTGCATACTTTGAATTTTCTTCTTTACTTTGAACTTCACTTTTTTCTTTAACATCTTGAGTGCTTTCTTGTGTTTTTTCTGATGTTTCCGTATTATCTGTAAGTTCAACTGTTACTTCATTTGTTTCAGTTTTTTCTTCTGGTACTGTTTCTGTTTGTTCAGATTCATCCGTAGTTGGTTCAGCGACGTCCAACGTTTTTTCGCTATCTTCCATATTTCCTCCTTTAGATTTTTGCGCTATTCAATGCGATAAATTTTACTTGTTTTTGGTAAGGTCTAGTAATAAAGACCAAAATAAAAACACATTACTGTGTTATTATTCGATTATCCAATTGTTGATTTTGTATAGGAATTTGTTGTAACATTTGTTGTTCTGCTAATTGTTGTTGCATTAACATTTGTTCCATTCTTTTTTGTTCTCTCATTTTCTTTAGTTTAGTTTTGAAAGTCATTATACTTTCTGGATATAGTTCTATATATTCATCTGTATCGATATCGTGTGCCGTTTTTAGATTATCTAAAAGGCTTACAGATAAACTCTCACTATAGACTCCACCAGCACCAACCTCAATTTTCAAACTAAAATCTATATCTTGATAATTTTGACCATTCAAAGATGAAACGTATCTTTGACCATCGTCCTCATAACTGAACAATCTTCCGTCATTGTAATAATATTTAAAATATTGTTCTAAGATCTTACCAATTTTTTCGTAAGAACGATAAAATTTTCTTTGATACATCTCAATTGGTTTTTTAGCTTGATTTTGTAAAGCAATGATGGCGCTTGCTGCCATATTAGCTCCCAAAGCCTCACCATTCGTAATCTCTGTTGATCCTGTTACAGTTCTTGTTAAATCTATAATTGTATTAGTCAAAGTTAAGGCCTGCCCATTAAAACCTGGTGTATCCATATATTTTACTCCCCAGCCTTCGCGATTTGATGTATCTGTAATGATTTCTCCTGGTTCGTTTGTTATTTGTTGTTTAGCTAAAGCATTTGCTTTTTGTATTATTTTCGGCCAAGCTGTATTTTGAACAGAAAGTAACATCATTCCTAAGTTAAAATTGATTGCTTTATTATTCGGAATCGCCTGTTTTACCTCACCGATTCCATAAATACTATTTTTTCTATTTTTATGACTTCCAACAACAATCGGATAAAGCTGTTTTCTAAAATATCCATTATTATCAGTTGTATCTGGTTCATTTATTTCTTGTTCATCAATTTCTTCTTCAATTTTTATGGACTTTGAATCGGGTTCCCAAAAGGTTGGTTTTTGAATATAATGGTATTTTGTTGATTTTTCCCAAACGACTTTACCATTTAATCGTGAATATTTTGTTAATACTGTACATAATGATAAAGTTCCTGTTTCATCGTCCTCTAGTTCATTGTCAGAGGATATTTGATCCCAATCTTGAATTTTATTTCTCTTAGCCAGTTGTTTTACACTTTCAAGAGGTTCACTACTTGCAATGATGATATATTTCTGTTTCTGTTCATCCTTTTCCATCGGATTAGAAAAAGTGATATTTTTAGGATGGATGATTTCACCTCTAACGCCGCCAACAAAAGGAGTCTGCATACCTCCTGCTATTGTCGTATCCCAATAATAATGATAAATATATGTGCCTAATTGCACAGCATTATCTTGAGCTAAATCATCAAGTTCATTCTGTTTCATTTCCTTTACAATATTATCTGCAAATTTTGTAAATATGTTAGAACCTTCCTCCGCTCGATTTAAGGAATCACCAAATAATTCAGCTGGAGTAAATAACATTTTTATATTTCCACTTAAAATACCACTTTTTTTGTTATCACAAATCATAGAACAAATATTAATTACTGGACGTGGCATGTTTTTAGTCTTTGAAGTTGCTGGTGGCCAATGATCTCCTTCATAAAATTTTTCGCAATCTTCCCATTCTTTTTTTAATCCATAAGTTTCAATATATTGCCGTCCCTTTTCGAACTCTTTCCAAATTTTCGTTGGTTCTCTTGATATTTCCATAATTATTCACCCCTTCCACCGTTAAACCATTCATCAACAATTTCGGTCATATTTGTTGATGGGCTATTATTTTCTTCTTTCTTTACGTCTTCTTTTTTATAAATATTCATTTTTTCTAAAATAAAAGGCATTACTATTCCAAAAGTAAAACCTATCATGAATACTATTATAAAAACTATACCAAATATCATTTTATCACCATCCTATATATTCATCTTTTTCAATTTCATCATCCTCTAATTCAAAAGGAAGTTTTAAATTTTCTTTTTTATCTTCAACTATTACTGTGCATCTTTGTTGTGTTCTTATGTAATATGTGATAGCTAATCCCATTATTAAGTCATCATGTGCTCCATTTTGTGCTTCTGGTCGCCCTTTTTCGTTTCTTACAAAAGTTAATGCCTCTTCTAGTGTTTCTTTATCATTAATCCAGTCTATATTATCTCTAAATACCTCTTTTAAAATGCTTAATATAATAGGTCTTGTTGTTTTCGTTGTCTTAAAACCAAATTTATCCTGTAAGTTTTCGCTTATTTTATCTTCAATTTTTCTTCGATATAAATTAGAATAATTGTACTCATTTAATTTTTTAACTGGATATGTGCTAAAGTTGATTTCTGGTCCTATTAAAGCTTTATTATAATAAATACCCAGGCAATACATCTGTCTTGCATATTCATCTTCATCAAATTGTTGTTTTAATACTGCAACCTGTTCTCCAGTTGTATTGTCTATTACATGACCAGTAAAATAATCTTGACCATCTTCAGCAGTATCACCACCTAAAGCATAAGGATATCCTTTTTTCACATCTTTATATATTTTTATAAAACCATTTACATCATCAATCCATTTAATATTAATTATTTGATTATTTTCACACTTATAATCAAAATATCCTATTTTAATAGGCTCTATAATTGACTGTAATCTATTATTTATCTTTCTTGCATCAAAATAAGTCTTTCCCAAAACACCCCAATGTCCCAGACAATAAACATTGTAGTAATATTCATCGGTATTTTTAAAGTCTTCAAGGGCTTGTTTATCTTCATCAGTTAAAAATTTATTATCCTTATATGTACTAAAACATATTGTTGCTAATTTACTATCAATAAAATGTTTCTTTATCCAATGATTAATGTCAACAGGATTAAAACTCAATACCATTTGTTTTTTACTTTTCCCACCACGCATACGAACTTTCAACTGGTTGATGTCACTTTCCAAACATTCCGTTGCCTCTTCAACCCATACATCGGTTAGTTCACCATTTTCAAATGTGATAGATTTTAGTTTTTCAGTATCATCTAGTCCACTAAATGCTATCTCATTTCCATTTCTACACTTAATTCGCATACTACTTTCATTTATCGAAAATAATTTTGAAAGATTCCAATTTCTTATAACTTGTTTGAATAAAGCAAACGTTGATTTTCTATTCGTATCTCCTGTCTGCCTTACAACTAACAAATTCATTTTTTGTTTAAAACATTTGTATAAATATCTTTCAACAATAAAATAACTTTTACCAGAAGATCCTCCACCATAAAATAGCAAAAATCGATCTATATTGTCTAGATATGGTATATAAATATCATTGAAAACTTTTTTAGATATTTGAATATTAATATTCATTAATCATCACTTAATTCAATTTTTATATTTACATCTGTATCAACATCAGCTTTTATTTTTTCTGTAGGTTTTTCGCCTAATGTATCTCGTATACTATTAAAAGCATTCACGGAATTTTTACTACCATTTAGTGTAGTTAAAAACAATGCGTAAGTCATAGCCATTTGATTATCTATCTCACTTTCGTCTATTCCCAAACTTTTTAATTGAGTTACGATCGATTTATATCCTTTATTTTTTAATTTAAATGGTTTTGATAATAAAATATCTAATGTATCCTTTATATCTCTTTTTCTACGCCTTGCTTCTCCACTAGCAATTCCTCCCATTCTTGCAAGTTCTCTTTGTTCTTCC